TCTGGAACGTGCAATGTGTATTCCTTGCCATTGATTCTTACATTACCCCATTTCACATCACCTTTTTTTCTTCCTTGTGAATAATATCCACCAAATATTTTGTCTTTATCGTCTCTAAATGCATCAACAACAGCTAATGCCATTAATGCCGCTGGAACTGCTCCTACCTTAAATGCTCTGGTAATATAATCTGCTTCTTGAGGCGTAAGGTTATCTACTCCTTTCCAATGGGCATTAAGTGCAGATGCAAGACCCCTTACTACTCCCGTTTGACCTTGAATAGTTTGTTTCAAGAAATTTAAACCAATTTTGTATATTCCCTTTGTGAAACCAATCTTTATTCCATGAGATGCAGTCGCAAGATATGGATTGATTTTTCCTGTTTTGTCAGGACTTTCAGCCCAATCATGAATTTCATTAATCTTTTCAGATATTTTATTATCTTCCATTAATTTAGCCGATTTAGAAGCATTATAGGCTTGAAGATTCAATGCCGCTTGAGCCATTTGGTTTTTAGGATCAAATGGATTGGATGGATCAATTAACCCATTTGCAATTGCGTTTGCATACAAATGCTCTCTATAAACTTCTTCCATTGCTGTGGCAGGAAGATTCTTAATAGCACCATGCAAATTGCTACCAATCCACCTAGCCCAATTTGTATTGTTTTGAAGTCTTTTGTCGTAAAGTAACTGTGAATCACTTTCTCCAGATTTCAATGTTCTGAAGAATTGCTTCATTCCTTTCCAGTAACCTCGATAATAAGCAGGAATTGTTGTCAAAGGACTTACTCCCGATTCTAATTCTCCACGAACTTTACCAAGTCCTAAAGCGTGTTTTGCGGCATATCCTGCTGTCTCTGAAAAAGGAAATAGCACTGGTTTTATAAGTGCATATTTACCAATCTTGTACAACACATTGATACCAGCAACTGTAAGTTCCCTAGCGGTTTCGCTAGTTGTTCTCAATGCTTTTTCCCAACCTGGACGTTCAGATTTTTCTTTTTCCTCTCTCCAAGCATCAATTTCTCTTTCTTTCTCTTTAAGTTTTCTTTCAGCCATTTCAGTAGCAGGATATTTTCTAGGAGGTTCTTTCCTTGCTGGCTTGGAAATATCTCCTCGCTTCATCCTATCTTCCATGTCTGCAATCCGTTTTTGGATTGTCTCCATTCTACGCCTATTATAACGATCTTCTCGACTTTCTGGTTCTTTACCAGTTACTCGTTTAAATTGCTGATTAGCTTTTTTTAGATCCTCACGCAGTAGTCTGGCATATTCGGAAAGAGGTTCTTTTTTAGGAGTTGGAGCTACTTTCTCACCTCTGGCAATACGATCATTGGCATCATCAAGTGCCTTTTGAAGTCTATCAATTTCCTTTTGTTCTGGAGATGGTTTCTTACGATCTGCCTCTTCTTTCTCAATCTCTTTGAGTTTTTGACGCATAGCATCACGCTCTGCCATCTTTTGCTCATTCTCCAAATTTTGTTCAAATGGAGTTTTTTCTGCTTTGGGTTTCTCAACTCCCTTTAGTTTAGCGTCAAGATCAGCAATCTGCTTGTCATACAATTTACGCAAACGCTCATTTTCTTTTTCTTGAGGTGAAAATTTTGGTGCTTCTTCCCTATCAATTTCATCACGCTTACGCCTCATTGCATCCAATTCAGAACGCAATTGTTCAACATCAACTGGTTCTTCTGCTCTTGTTTTTGGCTCTGGTCTTTCTCCCGTGCGTAACTGTTTATCCAAATCTTCAATTGCATTCTTTAATGCAGTGATCTTTTTGGAATTCCTAGTAGAAAGCTCTTCGTCTGTAGGAGGTGCTTTGACGCTTTTTAGAAGATCATTTAATTGTCTTTGTTTCTCACGAATCTCTTGGATAACTTTTTCTCTTCTGGAGTTTGTCTTTAGTGCAGGAAGACCCTCATTGAGTCGATCAATGCTTTCTTGAAGTCGAACAAGAGTTCTTAACTCACGTTTCCTTTTTAATAATTCGTCAGGGTTTACTTTTAATTTCTTCCCGTATTCAGAAAATGCACGACGAACATCACGCTCTGTGGCATCAGGATATGCTTCCTTGATGTCATCATGAACAGCTTTCATCACTTCATCCTCGCCACGCAATCCGTCTTCAAGGTGTGCTTTTACCAGATCATCAATACTCTTGTGAGACAACTCTTCTCCAGCAACAGCTTCAGCCTTAATCCTTGCTCTCACATCTTCTGGTGTTTTTCCAGATTGAAGGGAATCTAATTTGTCGTGTGCGGCATCCCAAACCTTTTTAAGATATTCCTTGGTAGCTCCCGAAATTTCAGAAGCCATTTTTACTGACCAATCCTTAAATGATTTCAATCCATTGGCAATGTGACTTGCACCAATGATGACATCACCAAGATCAACTGGTGAAATCTTTGCGTAAAGTTTCCCTTTTCTTTCTTGCCTAACCTTTTCTGCCATTGCGTTGAGTTTATCAACGATCTTTTGGTCAATAGGTTTTTCGGTCTTTTCTTTTTTGGTAGAAGGTTCTTTGGGTGATTTCTTGGATTTTGCCTTTAATGCTTCAATTTCCTTCAACGCCTCTTCATAACGAGCTTTTACTGCTTCATTTTCGGCCTTGAGTTGTTCAGATGCAATTGTTTTATCTCTGGCCTCCGATAATGCTTTATGCTCTTCAGCTTGTTTTGCGATTGTCTGTTTTTCTTCTTCCGTTAAAGGTCTACGCAAATCTCTAACTGCCTTTCTTTCAAGTGCAACTGGAGAGTAATCTTCAGCAAGCATGATCTTAAACATCTGAAGCAAGCGTCCTGCACTTGTTCCAACCTTATCAACAGCTTTCTCAAGCCTATTTATCTTATCATTAATAGGCTTAATCTCACCATTTAGAATGGCATAATCTGATGGTTTTGGATCTTGGATTTGCTCAAACTGCTTTTGAAGTTGTTCTCTCTCAAGCTGGAGTCGATTCATCTCAACAGCCATTAAAGCAACTTCTTCTGGTGTTCTTGCGGTATTCCCTTTTTCAAGAATATCGGAAACCAAACTCTCAACAGGTATTTTGCTCTTGTTATTGATTTCTAAAGCATCATTAATCTTTTCAACATTTGATTCTCTTTCTGATGCTGGCAAAGACTCAACCATACGATTAAGTCTCTGGTCATTTACAGCGGCTTTACTAATGCCTATAGGCTTTCGCCCAGGCTCTTCAGAACCAGTTACTTCTTCTTTGGGCTTTTCTTCACCTTCTTTGGAAGTGACTTCTGTTTTGTTTTCTCGGCCCACTCCTTCGCCCACGGTTGGTGCGTTGCGAATGCCCATTTCTCTTGTTGTTTGCTTTTGAATGGCATCTTCTTGTTCTTTGGTTGTGCCTTCAGCTACGGGAGCTTCGGCTGGTTTTTCTTCTGGAACTATATTTGTTAGTTTTTCTGGATTAAATATCTGATAGGTTGTTTCGTCTTTATCTGGAAGTTTCAACCCATCATATCCCATAGCAATGAGTTGATCGTTTGAATATTTATCATGTTCATCCCATCCACCTAATTTTAATGCACCTTCATCTACTGCTCTTTGAATAATAGATCCTTTACCAGATGCGGCTACTTCTCCATTTTCTATTTTATCTTTGTTTGTAGTAAACCAAAAGGTTCCATCAGATGATTTAGATACATCAAAACCATTTTGTTCAATGGCTTTTGCGGCATCTTCTGTTGTTCCATGATAAATTGTAGTTGATTTAGATACAGGAGCCTCGGCTGGTTGTTCTGGTTCTAATGCTTTATCTATTTCCGCTTTTGCTTCAGCTAAAGTCTTGGGAGCAAATGCCGATGCTGGTGTTCCACTTTGGACAAGATTCAAAGTATTGGTTGCATCTTCTGAAAGACCACCAGCTATATCCTCAATAGATTTCTGCTTGGAGTTTACCAATTCATTAGAAGAAGGAGCTATTCGTGTTGGATCAGGAGCATGGATAGCACCAAATACTCCCGTCATAAATGCCATAGGAATAGCTTGGATAGCCATATCTTTCCAAGACGATGGAACATAAGGTTTACCATTGATCCATGAATCAACAACCTTTTGAGCTTCACCTACTCCTAATCCTGTAATGTATCCATATGCCCCTTGTTCAAGGAATCTTGCCAAGGGATTTGCAATCTTACTCCTCATGGAAAGAGGTATAGCTCCCGTGACAGCAGTTGCCGTAGCAGATGCAATTCCTTTTGCGGCTTGAGTAATTGGATTGTCTCCTTGTTGTGCTGATTGCTGGACTGTTTCAGCACCAGCTTGAGTAGCCATAGGAAGCATGGATTGAATGCCCTGACGAATTGGTGTCATTAATGGCTTGACTACTTGAAATGCTTCTTGTGCGGCTTGCTCTTCTGCTCCCACTCCACCAGATGCAATCATATATGGAAGTGGAGCCGCCATTTCTCCCAATCCCTGACCAATCTTACCGCCAGTTGTAAGATATTCTGTTGGTTTAATTTCTTCAGCCTCTATTCCTGGTTGACCCAATCCAGTAGAATGAACGGCTTTCATGTAGCGATTGTAAATGTCGCTATCAACACCAAAGGCTTGAAGTGTTTTATCCTCCATGTATGGGAAAACACCTACCCCTTGTGCCATCAACTCATTAGCTTTTGCTAATCCACCAACTAATCCTCGACCAGCGGCCTCAAGGAATTCTACTGGTCTTTTTTCTGATTGGCGTTGAGACAATGGAGTTACAAAATCATTAATCTGTTTTGATATTTGATTTGATGCAGGAGATGGATAACCTTGTGTCCCTGCATTAGCCAATTCTTGTGGAGTTGCTTGTGGCAAAGCAATTGCAGGAGAAGTTTGCTCTGGTGTTGCAGTCTCAAAATACTGTGCGTATGGATCATCCTTTTGCGTTGGTTGTGCTTCCTTTGCAGTAGGAACAATATCTTGAGTAATGTTTGAAGTAAGATTATTCGGATCTGATGGCGGTAATTTTTGCTGTTGATGTTCAGCAAAATACTGTGCATATGGATCTGTTACTTCAACAGGAGCAGAACCATAGGCATTAATAGCTCCCGTATTGGGAGGCAGATTTAATGGTTCACCACTCGGCCCAACTGCTTCCTGTTTCTGAACTACAGGAGTTTCTTCAGTTGGTTGAGTCTTAACAAAATATTGGGCATAAGGATCATCAACCATATCATCTTATGATGACATTTCTTCATCATTTTCGGAAGAAGTTTCTCCTTCATTTGCCATTTCATTTTCTTCTCCAGTATTGGCAGAACTTTGACTTCCTTTAAGAATTTGATCGGCGGCTCCTTTACCAAAATGAGAATCAAATATATCTTTAGTAGATGGGTTTGCTTGCAAATCTTTAATTGCTTGCATATAGGAAGAAGCCTTAATTGATTTACCAGTAGGTAATTTAATTATTTGATCTCCAATATTTCCTCCCATTGATCCTGATACTGAAGGAAGTCCACCTAATCCTTGAAGTTGTTGAATTCCTTGATTGAGTGATTGAATTTTGGATTTGTCTGCATGACCATATCCAAACCAACCTCCAGCACCTTTTTTAGATTCTTCATTTACAAGATTTCCCATTTTAGGAATTATCTGACTTTGAATTTGGTTAAACGCACTCTCAATTTCTGGATGAGTAATCGCATTTTGACCATAAGCACTTTGTAATTGCTTATATTCATTATACTTTGAAGCAAAATTTCTTATGTCTGTTGGATCAGGAGCTTCGCCATTATTGATTGCAGTATTAATTTTATCTGCTAATGGCCCAATTCCAGGTTCTCCTGGGCCTTTAGCTGTATCTGGCTTTCCTTGATACAAATTGCTAAATGTTTTAGCTTGATTTACTTGTGCTTGAGTTTGTTGATAAGGAGTAAATCCTCTTTGTTGGGTTTGTTTACCTTGCCAAGTTGGATTCATTCCCTCTGGTGCTTGCATAAGTCCAGATCCGTATTGACCATACAATGATGCCATTCTTCCACCCAAGTATGCTTGCGTCCTAGCCATATGCTGTGCATTGATGTTTGCAGATTGAGCAGTGGCAATTGCATGATTAGCCATAGGAGCAAGCAAAGGATTCTGTGATGCTACAATGCTTGCAGAATAAATATCACTTAATCCTTCTGGCTTTCCATCTGCAATCTTTGCCATTCCAGTTTGGTATTGTTGCTGGAGCATAGGCAACATTGCTTGAGCTGATTGTGTAGCGGCATGAGTCTCAATAGCATTACCAATTTGCTGACCTAGACCAACAAGCTGATTAACAGTCTGATTGTTAGCCTGTTCTATTGTAGAAAATGGTGCGTATCCGATTGGCATATGATTAGTATCCCATGTTATACAATGCTCCAGCAGGAGCTTGTGAGATTGGAGTCATGTTCATACCATTATATTGTGTTAATGGTGTAGTTGCCGCAGGGATTCCTCCAAGAGTAGCTTGTGCCCCTGCATTAGTTAAAGAATTAAGATAATTTGCTTGGTTCATTGCACTATATCCTTGCAATCCAAGCTGACCCAATCCAAGTCCCATCTGGTTTTGCATTTGGTTCTGCAACTGCTGACCTTGGTATTGGTTAAATGCTCCTTGATACTGGCTTTCTGCAAGTTGGTTTCCTTGTCCAGCGGCATACCCTGCAAGTTGAGTTCCCAAACTGCCAGCTTGGAGTCCAGCGGATAATCCCACGGTTGGAGAAACAACCATTGTATTTGCAAGTTGTTGCCATGTAGGGGCGGCACTCAATCCATATTGGGAAAGACCAAGGCTAGTCTGACCAATGTTACGAGCGAAATTAGCAGGAGCTTGTCCACCACCAGAGAAAAGATTGAATCCACCACCAAGGTTCTGTGCTACTTGACGATTGATATTCTGCTGAACATCAAGAGGTACTTGACCTTGGATGTATGAATTAAGTTGTTGTTGAGCAAGCTCTCTTTGTGCTTGAGATCCTGGTGTAACTTTATTTTGGAGAGCAATCTGTTCAGCGGTTCCTTGTCGTGCAAACTGCTGTCCTTCCTGTGACGCTTGATTGAAAAGATTGGAAGCAAATCCTTGGGCTTGAGGAGCCATTTGAGCATACTGCTGTTGCTCTAATGCCAGTGCTTGTTGAGGATTAAAAGAAGGTACTGATGGTTGAGATCCACCTAATACACCAGAACCCATAAGTGCCCCCAATCCTGCACCAACACCAGTTCCAATCGGCCCAAAAGCCGATCCTGCTGCGGCTCCACCTAACGCCCCTCCTGCTGTTCCTGTTGCTGAAAATGCCATATGCTTTTTATATTAGATATTTAGAATTAAATCAATAAGGCCATGCCGCACCATCATCCCACGCATATGTAGGAATCAAAGCATTCAACATCATGTTGTTTTGGAATTGCCTAATGGCACTACCAGTAGGTTCTTCCCTATCAGCAGTCTCCCTGTTGACTTCAAAGATAGCGTTCTGGAGGGAAACATTGTAAAGCTGATCACTACCCTTATTCTCACGATAGACAACTGCCATGACAGCAGAGATCATTGCTTCTGGAGTAAATTCTACTTGCTCATTGAGATCGGTAAGATCGTAGTAATTTTTCTTACAATAAAGAATTACCGAATCCTTTACCTTACCTTGGATGAAGTACCTACGGAAAGATGGATTGATGTCGTAGGGTTGGTAAACCGATAGCAACATCCTTGCACTATTATCTACGTCCCATGAGTACAGCCTGATGCGTCCAGCAGTCTGTGACTTTGTGCAAGCAAAGACAGTCTTGAAGAAATTAACGGAGTAAGCAAACGATGGAGCAATTCCAATAGTAATTGTCTCGCTGATGCGTGTTCCGTATGCATCCTCACCAAAGAAAGTAATCTGCTTTCCTGCATCAAGGGGAGACTCGGCTTCTACTGCAAGCTGGTAAGGAGCAATATCATAGTTCTGGAAGGTAACGTGCTTGCCTCCCACTTCGATAAACTTCTTGTTGCCACCATTCCATGCATATCCTTGTCCCCAACCGTTTCCGTAACCACCACTGGCGGCATCACCCCATGAATCTTGGGGGATGCTCTGATACCATTCTGAACCTAATGAAACTGGATTTCCATCTATCCAAGCTAATCTTACTTGTTTGTAAATACTTGGCAAAGTTAACAAACTATTTACACACTTAATACAAACATAATCGCACGTTGCATCAGTGTCCGTTTTATTCCATAATAAACTACGAGCTTTATTAAGATATTGCAATTGAACGGTTTGATTGCACGTTCCGCTGTTACCCGCATAAGGGCGAATAACATTTAATGTGTAAGCGACATCAAAAAGCATATAGAATCAATATTTATACAACTTCTACTGCTTCCAAAGCAATTCTTTTTGATTTATGAAATGCTTTATGCGATTCAGATAATTTTTGGCGTGTTTCATTTGGGATTTTCTTTCCCCAAAGGTAATGTTTTTCACCCCTAATAGAATCTGCCATTTTCTTTCTGGTTTCAGATGAAATTGGAGATCGATTTTTCCATGCATTCCGCATTTTTTGTCGAGTTTCTTCAGAATGTTTTTTTCCTATACGTGATTTAGAAATCTTATTTTTTATCTCTTCTGTTAGTTTTGGTGATTCACCACCAGCAGTTCCATTATATCCAAATTCTTTTTTGGTAGTTTCATATTTGGAAATCCATTCTTCTTCTCTCCATGAAAGAATTTCTTTTGGACAAAACTCAATTACAGAAAACTCAAAACTATTTTCTCCATATTTCAACCATGCTTTTTGGAAATACCCATTACCATGACGGTTTCCTCGCAAAAGTTTTCTATGTTCAATCATTCTTCGGAACACATCAATGCTCTGTCCAATATATCGCTTTCCGCTTTTAATATGTTTCCAACAATATATTCCAGATGCAGAGGCCATAACTAGATCATTTCTCCACGGGTTATCGGATGACCTACTAGAGAGCGAGTCATAGGACGTTTTGGGCCAGTAGTGGTCTTCACATCCGTCAGTTTGATTGACGGAGATTGCTTGACCTTGAGCATTTTGCTCCTCATCGCCCCGATTTTAGGGAGCTTTGGAAGAGCCATATTACAGAAAGTCGCTATTGAAGGGAGTACCCTTACCCATAGCAGTCTCATTAGCTGGCCCACCTACAGAGAATGCTCTCTGGTTGGACTCACCAATGGACTTGATACGAGCTGTACGAGCGTCCTTGTACGCACGAATGGTAGGAATATCTCCCTTGATCTGCACCCTCTGCATAGGTTGAGGGGTAGCATGATCGGAGACAATGCCCCTTTCGGTGTTGTCGTATGTGTATTGTTCGCCAGCCATATTACTTCTTGGAAGAACCACGACCTGGGGAAGTGGGTTCGGGTTGGAGTTTGCCAGCGTAGAAAATTCCGCTGAACTCCGTACCCTTTGGATGATTGCTCATCCCTTCTTTGATGGTTCCACGAGTGGACATTCCATCGCTCTGAAGTTTAGGCTCTGTTGCCCTGTTGATGTCTTTAGCCATATGTTTAGTTTGTTTTTAGTTTAGTTAGGTTGATGCGATAGATTGAACTGACCAGTTTACTTTTGTGTAATTTGTAACAGTTGGAAGAACAATTTGGAAGCCAGTAGTTGTTTGGCTACCATCAATAATAGACCAAGAATTAGCAGGAGCAGTAGTAGTTCCTGATGCACTCACAAAATAAGCTGTAATAATGTAACTTGTATTTGGCATTGCAGTAGCAAAAGTAACAATATTTAACCCCGAAGTTGGAGATAAAATTGTTCCACTTTGAACATTAACAGCCAAAGCATTGTACTCATTCTGAAGGTTTTGGATATTCTGATTGATCGTAGCAATCTGTGCAGGAGTAACTTGCCCAAGGCCAGGGATATTGATCGTGGAATTGTTTAAGAACAACTGGCAAAAACTATTAAAAACGTCTGACCAAGTGCCTTCAGGACACCAGTTATTGGGAATAACAGGAGACAAGATTTGAACTGGTGATGCTTGATTCTGCATATTCAATTAATTTATAGGTTTATTTTGTGAATGAATCAACACTTTCTTTCTTTTCTTGGCGGCTTGAGAAAGTTTCATTCCATATTTAGGAAACCATATATTCCAGAAACTTTTTCTGTAAAATTAACCATTTACTGAAGAGACAGACGTTGGAAGGGGAACGATACGATAGTAATCAAGATCAGGTTGGCAAGGGCATTGCACTGGTTCTGGATCATTATAGAAAGTATCGGGACAATCTCCAGCAGGGAGATCCAATGAGTCATTGAAGATTCCAGAGAGACGAACCCTATCCACAATGCAAGCTCCTGTAATGTCTATCTTCAATTGGAACTCGGCTCCCTCTTGTGGGGAAATCTGACCAAATGTTTCGCAATCGTTAATGTCAGGAGATGGGAACTTCAACTGTTGATAGCGAGGTTGAGATATTGCTGGAACACATCCAGAAGTGATAGGGGTACATTCATCCAAACCAACCGTTATGGGTTGAGAAAGGGTAAAGAAGCAAGCATAGGAATCTGGACGATACTCACAAGCCACAGTAACAGCTTCCTTGAGATTGGAGATCCAGACTTCACCACCAGCAAGTTGCTTACGCACGAACTTTGATGCACCTGGGTTTGGCGTAAAATCATATCTCTTGGTAATAAAATACGAACCAATTGGAACACTTCCGTACTGGACGGAGTAATCATCTACGCCAGTGAGTAACGAGCTACTGCTCTGAAGCTCGTAAAGACGATTGATATTGTCAGCATCAAATGAAAAAGCAAACCCACGTTGGACACCATTGATTTGAGCTGTGGATAGTTGAGTAGGTTGTGGGCCTTCCCATAGACCATTCCAGCGTGTAGGCATGGAGGCATCTGGAGAGATCCTACTCTCTTGTTCAACGTCTAGGACAATCATTGCCCTACTAGGACGATGCAATCCACAAACAGATGGATCAGCAGTAGAAACAGTGAAAGGAGATACGGTTGCTATGAGTCGATTGTCAAAGAACATTGCACTCTCAAATTGCCTCAACCAAGGAGTATCATAGTTTACCCAAGGCTGAACTTCACGGGAGATTTTACGGAAGGAAAGAGCCTCATAGAAATCTACTTGAGCATTGTTATAGAAAGCCCAACCATCATCACAACGGAAATAGACATCATTGTTAACTCCAGTGATGCTCCAAGGAGATCGGCAACCACGACCAATCAGAGAAACCTTCTGGATGTTGTTTGCTTGCCATGTTGTGCGATCTTGGGAGAGATCAAGAGTAAATGATCCGTTCTCACAGAATACTACAAGCTCACCTTGACCACGCACATTGATGTTGAGGGATGGCATGATCCTCATGCCTGTAA